GGTGTAGAACCTTTTTAACTATTTTTCTCCACTCATCAATATATCTTCCAACTTTTATAACATAAGAATAGTCTTGCCATAGATAACTATCCGTAATTCTATTATTATCAGATAAGAACCCCTGATAGTTTATATATGCACCCTCTCTTACACAAAGAGGGCCTGTCTTGACTGTTACTTGTGCATCTCCATTACCTATGCTTGAAAGGTCTATTGTGGGTGCTGTGTCATATCCTACTCCAAAGCCATCATATTCATCTTGGATATCACTTTCAAATATCTTTACCTTACTAATTCCACCAATAGAACTTCCCATACCTTTGAAAAATGCTCCATCGCCTTGTGAGGAATAACTTAGAGTTTTATTCCTCACATAACCATATGGTTGTCTAATATAATTAGCACCTTTGCTTATAAGTCTTGTTCCAGAAACTCCAGCAGGAGGCCGCGCAGAATATTTAACTCTTAACGAATGGCCATCTGGTAAGTTGTATGTAGAATATATTCCAGTAGCATCAGCATGACGCAGTGAAATTTTATTACCAGCAGCTGCGTTTGTGTTGTCGTATATAATATATTCAACATCATCTTCAATATTAGAATACGAAGAAACTTTTACTATATCACCTTCAGATAGTCCACTATTAAAAATTATCTGCTCACCGTCTGTTGCAGTAAAGTTTGTATTTGATACATCATTAACTAATATATTGACTTGGAGTGATGCATCATATTCAAGGGCGAATATGGTCTGGCCCTGATCTGCTGTAAAAGTATTTTGCTGTTGTGTAGAGTTTCTTATAGTTCTATAACTAGGAACAGGATTTACATGAATAGGATTTAATCCGTTGCCACTTATTGGATTTTCTGTACCCCTATCTTCAACTAAGATATCTCCATCTACATTTATTGGTTGTTCTTCATATCTCTGCCCTGAGGTAAACCTCATACTACCAAAGAAACCTAACGTATAATCGAACATAATATAATCTGCACTCACCTCTTGTCTTGCACCAACATAAAAGTTAGTTCCAGATGAGTATTGCAACATATTAACACTTGAAATTGTATCTTCTTTTTTGCCATCTACATATAGTGTAGTGCTGGCATTTGAGAAATGAATAGCAATATGATGCCATTTTCCAAATTCCAATTGAGCAGAAGTTAATTGATTTCCACCACCATCTTCCAATAATAATGTTCCATCTGGTCTTTGCCAAAGGATTGATTTTTGTTCGCCAGTATTTTCAACATTAAAAGAGAACAAAGTTCCGCCAGGAGATGAAAGATCAGTAACCGATATAGATTTTCTAAAATACCAAAAGTCTAATGTCAATTCTCCAGAAGTTAATTTTTCGTCCAGTACTGCATCAATATCATTAGTTCTCGTATAGCCAAAATTAGTGAATAGTGCGTTATCGCCTACTTTAGATAATCCGGCTACAAAATTATCTTTAATCCACTGATATCCCAATCTTTGTCCAGAAATAGTTAGAGTTTGACCTACTTCATATCCAGAACCAGCAAAACTAGGAGAAACTGTGGCAGAAAAGTTTCCAGAATTTATCGATACATCGAATTTTGCCCCACGACCCTTACCATTCATTACATTCAAATTTAAATAACTATCTGAATTTGCAGCAGTTCCATTCAACACAGACAGCTTTCGGACTTGGCCAGAAACAAAAGAACCATCAACGTTTCCGTCTACAGTTTCATCAATCCGTATCGTTAAATCATTAGTACCGTCGGCACCGCCTAGTTCCGAGCCCAAAACAGTTATGATAGAACCAACTACATAATTGCTTCCCCTATCTTTGCCAAACGGATCAACTGTTTCATAAGAATTACCAATCTTGTTTACAGAAAATCTCAAATCAGAACCACCAGATACATCTACAGAATATGTCGGTGAAAAGTAAGAATTTACAGAATCCGGCATCGCCTTAGCTGGATCCATCAATTGGAATGCAGATATCTGTCCACCTTGTGGCCGGCCGATTGCGGCGAAATCATTAATTCTACCACTATCGTCAACTTCTGTCACCTGTATCACCAAATCATGTTCTGGAGTACTTCCGCCAATCAAAGTGCCTGGAATTGTAAAAGTATCACCCACTACATATCCTGTAGTTGGGGATGGATTATTATTTGAATCTGCATCACTCAAAAGAAGAGAAATAAGTTTTGGATATGTCGCCTGTGTTGTGTCTACATCCCAAACAGCACCAGTGCCATTTTCAGATGTGGTAGTATATTGTGTATCATCAATGTCTGCAACAACAACTCCACCAGTTACTGCAGTGATTTTTACAAACACATCGTGAGTAATATCTTCGCCCTGTGGGGCAAAATTGCTACCCAATATTTTAACAACATCATTGACTGAATACAATTGGGAATTGTCTGTAGATGAAAGACTAATATTGCTAATGATATTATTTGTAATTACAACATCAAAATTAGCACCAAATCCCAATCCATTGTTCAACACTGCATCTTGTCTCAGTAGATCTACTGTTGCAGGGAATATGGAAGTAGTATTAGCTGTGGTATTTATTACTGAAACTCCAGTAATCGCCCCATCCGCATCTACTGATGTAACTGTTAAATCTAAATCTTGTCTAACTCTTGTTTCTGTTGGATCGCCCTGATTTATATTGACAATATTTCCCAAAGGAAATTCTACAGGCATTAGTGAAGATTTGTGTCTATATGAAAGTGCATTTGCCTTTTTATCTAAAAAATAACCCTGATATTGATTATCATTTCTGAATAAGATCTGATCGGTTCCAAGAAATGCTTCATAATCATATAGGATGAAAACATCGTCATATTTTGTGTCTATATTTTCTATAGAAACTACAGTGTTTGTTGAATTTGCTGGATATATATCTCCGCTCAAAGAAATATCAAAAACAGTCATAGGATATTCTAGAGACTCAGGGTTTTGATTAAATATAACTTCATAATTTGTTGTAGTTGAACTTATATCAGCAACTTCACCAAGACCACCAGAACCCAATGTGCCAGTATCTGCAAATTCAATCTGCTCTCCAGTAATATATCCTTCACCAGCACCAACAATTTCAATTTCTTCTATGTGGCCAGGCGTAGTGTGTTCTATAAGAGCAGAGAACCCTGTACCAGAACCGGCAGACGAAATATATGGGGTCAGTCCACGATTTCTTGGATAGTCTGTGCCTGGGCTTGTTATTTCAAATCCAACAACACATTCATATAATTCTTCTTCATAGCTTGTATTATTTGTTTGAAAAATTTCAATTTTTTCTTTACTAGAGAATTCTCCAATAATATTAGTTATAAAATATTCTCTAACTAGATTATTGCCCAATTTAAAATCTTTATAGTATTCTACAATACCTTCCGCTTTGGAAGTTTTTCCAACGACTTTATATGGAGTTTCTATTTTTGGATCTGTAGGAACACTTCTAGTATATGGAATTGCTCTAAGACTCTTATTAGAATCCCAAACATTATTGCTCAATTTAAATATATTTGTTTTGGGGTAGTAAATATCAATATCTTCATTAAATATAGCACGAAATAAAAACTTAAAAGATGGTTCTGTACCTTTTGATTGGTAGAACTCTTTCATAAACTTTAAAAAATTCTTTTGATTTGTATAGCTCGTTTTTTTAACTGAGGCATCACTAACAATTTTCTTCACAGCATCTTCGGTGTCTGCAGTAGCAGTTGTTGCCAACAAAGACTGGATATAAAATCTAACTTTTATTAAGTCATTACTAGTTGGTTTTTGTGGGTCGCCATTACTGTCTATAAATTTTATTTGATTATTATCTAAAATATAATCTACATTTTCTACTAACTCTACATAACTACCTAATGCCCCACCAGACTGCAGTTCTGGATCTGTAAGATGTTCAACGATTGCATCTAAAGTAGTTCCTGTACCTCTAGCAGACCCAGCCGCATTAGAAAAAACTCTAATATCGACAACAGAACTATCATCATTTGGATTGCCAAGATAATATATAGGACTGAAATAATTTAATTTAAATGTATGGTTATTTCCATCTGCAAAAAAGTGTTGATCAGAAGTAGTTTCAGTTAAAGATTGAGTATCTGCTTCTACATTTTCATCTGAAAACTGTAAACCTTTTATTCTTGTAATATTTGGAAAACTATCGGCAAGTTCACTTTTAAACATCGAAACAAATAAATCAAGAGTTTGATCTAGGTCAGTATAATCTACGATTTTATCAGTAACTTGTGATACATTACTCTCTTTAGCCATCCACTCATAATAAAGTTCTAAAAACTTAACAAACTTACCATATTCTTCATCACTAGAAATATAGAAAGGAAGTTGTTCTCTAATGTAGGCTGATATGTTTTTAATATTTTCTTGCATTTTTAGTAACCACTACCACTGCTAGAGCTTGATCCGCCTGAACCAGCAGATGTTTGAGAACTATCTCCATATACTCTAGTTATTGAGCCACTACTTCCACTAGATATAGAAGCAGAGTTTGTATTGTAAGAAGTAGAAACATTTCTAGAAACTACAACCCTCTGCGTTGAGATGTCATAGTTTTCATTAAATTCGTCCGTATCTTCAATAAGATTAACTTCCAACTCATCCATATCAATATAAATTATTTGATTTCTAACAGGAAAAATATCATTTGATGCTGGAGTACATGCAATTCCTATCATATCACCACCCAATACTCCTGTAACATTTAAGTCTGGAATATCGACCAGACCTGTTGTATAATTTACAGTACCAATAGGATTTAATGTATAAATTCTTGTTCCAAAATTATTGATATTATACATTCTGATGCTTCCGAGCCCATTATCGTCTATATAAAATGGAAGTTCGTTTCCAGAAATATAAAATGCGTTTGAGTATATGGAATTTGGAGAAATATTATTACTAAAATTAAAAGAATATTTGCTTGATGTATTTACTGTTGCGGATTGTTCATTTATCATTATAATTGTAGTTAAGTTATTGGTAATACTCTCATCTGTTTGGTCAATCTTGGCAAGAAATTGAGAATACCTAAAATAACTGTTAAAATCATTCAAGAATTTACTATTATAATCTATGATAGAATTTTTAACAGCAGCTGTCAGATCTGCAGTTTCTAATAAGGTAGATTCGTTATCATATTTCACTTGAGTATTAATTTTTAATTTAATAAAGTCTGGATCAACAATATCTGGAGTAAGTCCTAAAACAGAATAATTTTTAACTAAAGAATTCTTTACAGAAACTTTTTCTTGCTCAGACAGATATAATCCACTATTTGGTTTAATAGAAATAAATATTCTACCATATTGTGGGGGGTCATTATCTTCACCACCCCAAACATTCATTGAAGCTGTTTGTGGATAAATTTTTGGAATAATTGTCATATAATCTCTAGAAGTTACTGCACGATTTTGTCCTTCAAAAGTTCTTGGAGCATAAAATTTAATCGATTCTATACTCTCTTTATCAGAACCACCATAAGTTCTACCAATTATAGATAAATTGTTTGGGAAAACAGTAGGAGTTGCTGCCCGTATATTATCAGGAACATCTTTTCCCAACATTGTCATTTGGCCAGTAAGTCCATTTACTGCTGCACCGGCAGAAGTAACATATCTAATAGTAAGTTCATTTCCAGATACCAAATTTTTTCCAAGAACTCCATCTCCAAACAAAACCTCATAATTTCCATCAGCAGATTCTTGTAAAAAATATCTAGTGGAAACATCAGTCAATGCCATCGTATCGGTGTTTAATGTATACTCTTCTATGAAATCACTAAATTTATTTTCTTTAACAAAAACTTTTAACGTAGAAGTATCGACATTTGGGTTTGATATCAAAAATCTTTGATTTACATCAGAAGTGTCCACGATATAACTTTCAGTTACTAAACTACCTTGGATTACTTCAAGGTCAAATATTTCGTAAATATGTCTAAACTGGCCATTGCCAATATCAATTGGATCTTGTGAACGATTGACTACTCTCGAAACTGACGGTACAAATCTATAGTCAACTCCGTCAACTGATAACTTAAATACAAAATTACTATCAATTTTAATATTTGCAAACTTAGTATTTGATTTATCTCCAATTCTATTCTCGATCATAAAAACTGATGATAATGTTGCCTTTGCAGATCTTGTAGAGGTTGGAGTATATCCAAGCAATTTTGCTTTGGATACCACGTTGTCTCTAATTCTGGCGGTGTCTAAAAACATTTCATTTGCCATCATGTTCAAATAGAATGAATTATAATATGTGTTATATCCCAAGATATCAGTAAGAGTATCTAGTGCAGAACCTTCAAAGTTATAATCTCTAAAAGTTTCATCCGATTTCATATAGTCTTTTATAGAGGACTTTATAGCCTCAAAATCTAATTCAGATATATTAATGTTTTTTGCCATCTATCTTACTCTTTTTACTTTTAAAGTATAGTCAAATACTTCTGTTGCCGGTGGTACTTTATATTTAATTTCAATATTCAACTGATTATTATCAGTTGCCCTAGTCACAGAACCTTTTCCATATCTATTTTCCCCATCACCAACAAATTGAACGTCTGTCACTACAACTCTAGGCTCATATTCTGCTATAGTCAATCTTATAGTTTCTTTTATATTTATTTCGTCTGGAATGGACATATATTCAATATCTGATATCAATTCAAAAAGATTTCCATACATATTACCACCAAAATTCTGAAAGAAAGGCTTTTCACCTTTATTGGTAAGTAAAATATTCACAAGACTCTGTTCAATTGCAGGGAATTTATTTTGCTCGGGAATATCCTTTTTAATCTTTATATCTCCAGAAGACATTCTGGTAAATTTTAAATCAAAATCTTTATTAGTTACTAGTGTCATTTTTCTTCCTATGGATTTAAATCAATTTTCGGGGCTTTAATCGTAGTATTCCCACCAGATTCGGTATCTAGAGTTTTTCCTATTTTTGCGTCCACTGCACCAGTAACATTAATATTGACATCTTTATCTACAACAATATTTAGGTTTCCTTTTACATAAATATTATTATCACCAAAAACAATTTCATAATTGTCTTTTAATATCTTAGTGACCATGCTGCCATCTGGATGCATTTCTTGAAAAGTTCCCGATTTATGCATTACATTAATTCTTTCAGCCCCAGGCGTATCATCAAACTCTTGGACATGTCCAGACTCTGTAAATAATACTTTATTGTGGGGATATTTCGCCGCGTATGGATTTTCTGGTTCTTCGAATAGGTCAGTTGTGTCTCTAGTCTTTTCTTTTTGTTGTACTGAATATGGTTTATCCTCAGAGGCGACTCCAGACGCTCCAGAGCCCTTTGCGTTTGTGGTATAACCATCTGTAGTGGTCGCAGCAGCTGCCTCTGCAGCATCCTTCTGTGCATTCACAGAAGACTCTTGAACACTATCGGGTGCAATTTCCCACAACACTGTACCATCTGTCAAATTAGAAGTTCTGGGCCCGCCATCAGTTCCAGAAGTTCCTGCTTTTTTTGCAATATAAACTTTTTGTTCTATAAAAGTAGATTCTCCAGCACCTTTAAGAAGTCTATTGGCGTTTACTTCATGTCCAGCCATTTGATTATTTACTTTATCTCTGACTGTTCCAGCAGCACCACCATTATTTGCATCAGTTCTACCATAATACTTTTCACCAACACCGCCAGCGTTGATTGCAGAATAAACTTCCAATCTTCCCATGCCAGATCTAACACCAGCACCTTTGAGATATTTTACAACAGCACCATTAGGCCCAAGTTGGGAATCTAATGCAGTTTGTTCTGTTGAAAAATTTGCTCCATATTGTCTGGCTTGCGGTTCTCCAAATTGTATCAGTCCTCTATGCTGCCCCCATTGAGTAGTCGGGCCTTTCTTGCGTGGATCGAAAGTACCACCTGTTTCATATGATATCACTGTTGCTAAATCTGTTGCAGATATACCCAGAGAAGCAGCAGAAGAAATAATACCAGTTTTCAATGTGAAGGGCGGCCCTCCAACTGAGTTTTGTCCTTCCGGCAACTTTGGGCCCTTAACCAAGTCTCCAACTGCATATGATGTTTTTTCGTTCCAATCGCCAACATCTAATGTGGGTTTGGGTTGTGTTTTTGCACCAGTTCCAGATGGAGTTGAATATGTAGAACCAGTAATTGGTGCTGAGTTACCAACAATTGCACTTTGATTTCCACTTGCATCTGGAACAATACCATTACGCTTTAGACGAACTGTTCCACGCTCTCCACTTGCCATACTGAAATGCATCGTATCTTTTTTAGAGCTCCAGTCACCACCCCAACCCAGACCATATTTCTTAGCGATTGCAGATGTGTTTGATGGCATGTCAGTGATAAACCTATCACTATAAGGATTTTCCGCTGGATTGATATCTATTGACGCACCAGATGCATGATAACTCCATTTACCATTTCCAGCTGCAGATTTTCTATAAACATAACCACCAATACTGTAGATAGTATATCCATTAGGATGATTTGGAGAAGGTGTCTTTTCTAATTCATTAATAAATCCTTGAAAATTGTCCTTGAATACTGTAGCAACCCATGCACTCTTACCATTCTTAGTTGTAACTTTAGATATACGTTTTCTGTTCTCTTCGTCTGAAGATGTTCCAGATTGATCTACATCTTCGCTGTAATGCTTACCATGTCCACCATCATCCGGCCCAGAAGAATCTACGGCAGTTCCAGAAGAACCAGTATCTGGAGGAACGCCTTGAGCAAGTCTGTTAACATCTGTCTCATTAGTTGTAGATGCGCCAGGAACTCTTTCTTCAGTAGACGGATATGAACCATCCTCTGCTCCTGTAGATGTTTCATTTGGTCGTCCATAGACTGTTCCCCAAATGATAGGGTCTTGGCCGGATTGTCCATCTCTAAAGAACCCCATAACCCATGCGCCAGGCAATGCACCAGTTGGAGATTGTCCTACACCAGCAATTGCTGCAGATGTGATAGGCATTATCGGGGAGGCCCAAGGAAGTTTTGTTGTTGGTAGTAATGACTTGTCTTCATTATGAAATCCAAAGATTCTAACTCTAACTCTACCTAATGCTTCGGGGTCGTTTACATCTTCGACAATTCCTTGCCACCAAACTAAACCTTCTTTACCACTGAAAAAATCCATTATCTACCGCCTCCACCAAAGCCAACCGGCCCAACCAGCTGGGGAACTGGAGAAGGAAGAGTTTCGTTGAATGAATCTTTTACTAATTCTAAATCCATAATATATCTCCCACCCTGTATTCTATGTCTCAATGCGAATATTATATATTTCCCACTATAATATTCATCCTTTTTATCTGGATCAGTTGAACTAAACAAAGGAACATTTAATTCAAGACAATCGCCCGTAACCAAGTCACTATCTCCATACACTGTAATTGTACATTTAATATTTTCCATCAATTGTTTATAAAACAGTCTACTTAAAAATATCTTCTCTTGGTTGTATAGCGGCTTGCCAGCAGTCAATTCGACTTCTGGAAGGAGATAATAGGATTCTGGGCGATACTGTCTCCCCTGCCCGCTTACATCTTGGATAGGCCCATCATTCATATACTGATAGTCTGTAGAGTTATCCCAATATGAATGAGTGAAGGTTTTTGTATTTCTTGTAACCATATCTACCGTAGTGAGATTTCCAACATACATACCCTTTGCGATATTATCTAAAACAGAAAAGTTTGAGTTGAAAGAATATGTTATTACTTTTTTGTTTTCTGAATTTGGATCTAAAAAGGCATCAGGAGCTCCAGATCCAGTATTTTTTAAATCTCCCAAAAAGAACTCATTTCTCTTTTCACCCTGTGCCATAGATTCTATAGATTTTAATTTATAACCTTTTGTTGTTTCGAAAAATACATAGGACGAACTTTTATATGATTCTGAATATGCTCTATCACACAGAAAATTTATTGCTCGCATAGGAGTCATATTAGGAATTATAATTCCAGTTTCTTGATCATATCTATCGTCGCTCGGTTCTACATCGAATGTCTTAGATGAATTAATTCTTTCAAAACATTTTTGGGCTATTTCAGTAGCACTTCCTTCAAAGTGTTCAGATATTCTAGTTTCAAAATTAGAGATCATGTCTTCAGTAACCAATTCCAAATTATAACTTTGTGCTAAATTTTCATTAGATACCGATGATATTTTATGTATTACCATATTAAGAGAAATTTGAGTATCACCGCCGCGTGTTTTAAATTGGATCTCAACCTTTTCCTGTCCTATAACTGGCAGGTAGTTCATCAAACCAACATCATCTAATATAGTAATTCTTGCTGTAATACTAGAGGAAAATAAATCTTCATATATTTGAATAGAAGAAGCAAGCGTAACTACACTTTGTTTAAATCCATTATGAGAAGTTATTTCTAATTTAGATAACTCATA